TGGAGTTTACTGAATACGCTCGTTGGGTTGATGCATACTGATTATTCTGTGGATGACTTATCTTATGAGAAGGTTTATGGGGCGGAGTTCTCGACCGAAGAGAACTCGTATTAATTAAGGAGGTTATGAGACCATGAAGATGAGTACACAAAACATGAGTACCAATGGGTCAGAGGAGTTATGTTTCGTTCAGGAGTATAAAGAACCAGCGCCTTTTGTACCTGCGACAAGGAATGTGTTTACTGACTTAGAGCGGGAAGAACTTAAAGAGATCTTTCGGGAAGTGATGAGTGAATATGGATTGATTCAGGTTGACACCAAATAAATACCAAAGTATAATAATGAATGAAATGGAGTGATTCTATTATCATGGCAAAGGGTTTCACAGTAAAGGCAGCAACACCCAAGAGTAAGAGTAGTACTCAAGAATGGGACTATGTTGCAATTAAAGAACGAATGAAGGGAAAGAAGATTGTCTTCTGTCTTCCTGGTCGTGGAGTGAGTTATACCTATCTTAAGAACTTTGTTCAACTATGTTTCGACATGGTTCAGAATGGGATGAGTATTCAGATTAGTCAAGACTACTCTTCGATGGTAAACTTTGCACGTTGTAAGTGTTTGGGTGCCAATGTATTACGTGGACCAGATCAGATTCCATGGGATGGTAAGTTGGAGTATGACTATCAGTTATGGATCGATAGTGACATTGTATTTGATACTAATAAGTTCTGGCAACTATGTGACCTTGCATTGAATAGTGAAGGTGAAGAGAAAGAGATTGTTGCTGGTTGGTATTCAACTGAAGATGGTCGTACTACATCAGTTGCCCATTGGTTGGATGAGGATGACTTCCGCAACAATGGTGGTGTGATGAATCATGAGATGGTTGATGGTATTCAGAAACGTAAGAAGCCATTTACTGTTGACTACACTGGTTTCGGTTGGGTAATGATTCAGAATGGTGTCTTTGAGAATGAGGGTATGAAGTATCCTTGGTTTGCTCCTAAGATGCAAGTCTTTGAATCAGGTGCGGTTCAAGATATGTGTGGAGAAGATGTATCATTCTGTCTCGATGCAATTGAATCTGGATTTGAGATCTGGTGTGATCCTCGTATTCGTGTAGGACATGAAAAGACTAGGGTCATTTGATTGACACAAGACACCACCCCTGATACAGTATAAAAGGTCTCAAAAAAATGTCCCGTAATCTTCGACCTCAGAACTGGTGCTCATCATGTCATTATGAATGGTACCCTAGAGGAAAAAACCGTTCTAAACAATGTCCTGACTGCGGAAGTCGTAAGACTTATTTTATATCATGGGGACCAAACTGGAAAAAGATGTTTCTATCAACTGTAATTGGAATCTTCTGTTTAACAACAGTGGTTAAAGAATTCAGTAAAAATAATACTGATGTCATTATTTTCTTTAGTAGTTGTATAGGAGTGTTCGTGACATTAAATATGGGAATTAGTTCCCTAAATGATAAATGTAAATTGGAGAAGTAATTATGGCTATGATGAAAGGTGGGAACTATATTCCCGCAAAACCAAAGAAGACCCGTCAAGGTCGTTCACAATATACACTACTCAGTGCAACTTCTCGCAATGGTGCAAAGAAGAGGTATAGGGGTCAAGGTAAGTGAGTTATCATCTCACAGTATCTGAGGAGTGGTCTTCAATCCAACCAGAAGATCTGTGGGTTTATAATAAATTACAACTAAGCCAGGTGTTAGGTTATACTTGTGGTCCAGCTGGACTAGAAGTTCCTAATCCTGGTTTTTATATTGTTCGCCCATGCTTTAATATTCTTGGCATGAGTAGATACAGTAAGATAGAAGAGATAAAGGAAGACACAGAACATTTACATCCGGCAGAGTTTTGGTGTGAGATATTTGAAGGAGAACATATCTCAGTCGATTATCAAAACAAACAATCAAAATTAGTTGTAAGAGGTATTAGAGACAGTAAAGATGAACTTTACCAATGGACTAAATGGGAGGCCTTAGAGAGGACTGTGGAGTTCCCAGAGGTCTTGAATGATGTAGGAGATAAGTATGAGTGGATTAACTGTGAGTTTATTGGTGGTAAGTTAATTGAGGTTCATTTTAGAAGAAACCCAAACTTTAGATATAACAACACAATAGCTATTCCTGTATGGGATGATCAACAGATCCCAGAGTTAGAAGAATCAAGTGGATACAGATACATAGAAGATAAAGGTTATCACCGTAGGGGATTTATCATAGATGGAAAATAATCAAGACAACATGCTTCGTGAGATTGCAAATGATAATCTTACACCAAAGAATACAAAGAAAAAGGTGAACACTGATGGACTTTTTGAAACAACTGATTGTTCTCACCCTGATCATCAGTGTACTTGTGGTGCTCAACAGATAGTACTAAACGAATATTGAAAAATACTGTCTAAATAAAGACAGTATTCCTGTATCATTGTGCCAGTTCAAAGGGTCAGTCAAGAATTTAAGGACATTAGTGCTTCGTTTCAGATTAACCCCTTGAACAATGATTTGATTGCGATTAAAAATACGACCGCAATTTCAAGATCAATTCGTAATTTGATCTTGACAAAGAGGGGAGAAAGACCATTTGAACCTAACTTGGGTTCTGGTGTTTATGATCTTCTCTTTGAGAACATAGATAAACAAACAGCAACTATCATTCGTGATGAAATCATTTTAGTTATTGAAAATTACGAACCCAGAGTTGAGATTATTGAAGTCTTAGTTAAACCCAACTATGATGAGGCTACAATGGATGCAACTATTCAATATGAAATTATTGGAATAAATGTTCCGGCACAGGAATTAACATTAGCATTAGAACCCACTAGGTAGATAGATGCCTTTAGTAAATTTTAGTAGTTTAGATTTTGATCAGATAAAGACTTCGATTAAGGATTATCTTAAAGCGAATTCAAACTTTACTGATTACGACTTTGAAGGGTCTAACCTTTCATCAATTATTGATGTGTTAGCGTATAACACATATCTCACTTCATATAACACCAATATGGTGGCAAATGAAGTGTTCATTGATAGTGCCACGTTGAGACAGAATGTTGTCTCCTTGGCAAGAAACATTGGGTATCTTCCAAGATCTAGGAAAGCATCGAGGGCAAACATTACTTTCTCTATTGATGCAAGAAACACTAGTGCCTCATCTATCACATTAAATTCTGGTATCTGTGTTACAAGTAGTGTAAGATTTTCAAGTCAGAACTTTACTTTTATAGTTCCTAGTTCTATTACTGTATCAGTAGGTTCTGATGGGTTTGCAAAGTTTGAGAATATTGATGTTTACGAAGGAACATATATTAACCAAGCATTCACTGTAAGTTCTAGACTTCCTAACCAGAAGTTTATTCTTTCTAATGTAGGTATTGATACTGATTTGATAAGTGTCATTGTAAGAGAGTCTGAGACCTCTACAATTCAACAGAAGTACACACTAGCTGATAGTTTGTTTGAGGTTGATGATACTTCTTCAGTATACTTCCTCAAAGAAACAGATGGTGAAAGATATGAGATCTTATTTGGTGATGGTATATTTGGTAAAAAGTTAGAAGAACCAAACTATATTAGTATTAGTTATCCAGTTTGTGCTGGTTCGGGTGCAGATGGTACTAATAGATTTAGATTCTCTGGTACTCTGGTAGACAATAATGGTAATGTAGTTAACAATGGTATCTCACTGATAACTGTTAATACTCCTTCCTATGGTGGAAAGGATATTGAATCTACCGAATCTATTAAGAAATATTCAACACAGATCTATTCATCACAGAACAGGGCAGTTACTGCATCCGACTATGAAGCTCTTGTTCCTAAACTTTACACAGAGACTGAATCTGTATCCGCATTTGGTGGAGAGATTCTGACACCTCCAGCATATGGTAAAGTCTTTATAAGTGTGAAACCAAATAATGGTGTATATCTTTCTACCAATATCAAAGAGAATCTTATTGATGATTTGAAGAAATATTCTGTTGTTGGTATTCTCCCAGAGATTGTTGACCTGAAGTATTTGTATGTTGAGACTGATGTCAAAGCATATTACAGTACAGAAGTTGCACCTTCTGCGGATTTTGTTAGGACACAAATCATTCAGAACATTGATAGGTACTCAAAATCTGGGGGGTTGAATAGATTCGGTGCAAGATTTAAGTATAGCAAATTCCAGAAAATTATTGATGACAGTAATATTTCAGTAACTTCAAATATCACCACAGTGACCATGAGAAGGGATTTGGAACCTGTGTTAAATAGTTTTACCGAATATGAAATTTGTTACGGAAATCGTTTCCATGTCAAGAGTGAACTTGGTTACAACATCAAATCATCAGGGTTTAAGGTTAGTGGTTTCAGTGATACCGTCTATCTTAGTGATAGACCAAACACTGATTTAAAGACAGGATCTATATTCTTGTTCAAGTTGAACTCCCCAACAGAACCTGTCATATTGAAACAGTCAATTGGAACTATTGATTATGTTAAAGGTGAAATTAAACTGAATCCAATCAATATTATATCAACAATTGTGAGTAGGGCGGTTCCACTGATTGAAATTTCTATTTCTCCATATTCAAACGATGTGATCGGTTATCAAGATCTCTACTTACAGTTGGACAGTTCAAACTCCAAAGTAAGTACTATCTCCGATAATATTTCTTCTGGTAATGATATTTCGGGTACAAATTACATAGTATCGTCCAGTTATACAAACGGATCTCTCATCAGATAATAAAGAATGTCAGTAGATAGAATCAAGTTCCAGAATATTGTCGAGAGTCAAGTTCCCGACTATGTTAGAGACGACTACCCACTTCTTGTTGATTTCTTAAAACAGTATTATGTTTCGCAAGAATTTGAAAGTGGAACGTATGACATTGTTCAGAATATTGACCAATATGTAAAGGTTGAGGAATTAACACACCTCAAAACCTCCACAATTCTTGGTGTAGATTTATCATATACTGATACGACAATTACGACAAACTCTACAGAAAACTTCACCGAAGGATTTCCAACTAGAGATGGTTTGATTCAGATTGATGATGAGATTATTTACTACGAATATAAAACTGATATAACTTTTGAGAACTGTAGAAGGGGATTTAGTGCAGTAACTTCATATGAAGGATCCAATACTCCCGATGAATTAGTATTCACTACAACAGAGGCTGATACACATACTAAAAATACAGAAATTAAGAATTTAAATATTCTATTCCTACAAAAGTTTTTATTAAAACTGAAGTCACAAGTTATTCCTGGTTTTGAAGATAGAACTTTATATTCTGGATTGAATCAAGAGAACTTTATATATCATTCAGATAGTTTTTATAAATCAAAAGGAACTAATAGATCCTTTGAAATTCTTTTCAGAGCACTTTATGGTGAAGATGTAGAGGTTATCAGACCCAGTGAGTTTCTGTTAAGACCTTCTAATGCAAACTTCAAGGTAACTACTGATATTATTGTTGAGCAATATCTTGGTGATCCTATGGATCTCAGGAATAAAACTCTTTTCCAGGACAGTAGTGGAGCCAGGGGTTCTGTAAGTAATGTCAGACCCGTTGTATATAATGGAAAAGATTACTATCAAGTCAGTCTCGATCTTGGGTATCAGAGAGATATCAATGTAGATGGTACTGTTTTAGGTTCTTTTGTACCAAATCAAAAGACAAAAGTTTTAAATGATGTTTCAGTTGGTTCAACATACATTGATGTAGATTCGACAGTTGGTTTTCCAGAAGAAGGAACATTAGACACTGTTGATGTTGATTTCAATGAGTATATTACATCATACTCAACCAAGAACAATAATCAGTTCTTTAACATATCTCCAGCAAGTAATAAAATTAAAAAGGGAACAGATGTTACCCTATTCAATCTTGCTTATGCATATGTCGATCAAAGTGAGTCTCAAGAGAAGATCGAGGTAAAGATCTCTACGGCACTTAAGAACATTACCTTCGAAGAGAAGAACTTTTCTTTAAAGAAGGATGATAAAATTCAAGTTCAATCTATTGGTATTGAGAAGTATACAGAGAAAACAAGAAACTGGAATTTAAATATAAAAGCTGGTTGGAAAGTACAATCATTAAATTTAACTGATCTTAGCTCAAAAAAATATAGTATTCTTTTAAATGAAGATCATCTCTTAAAGATTGGTAATAAAGTTCACTTCATTGATCAAAACAATATTGTTACCGAAGGAACTGTTTCGTCAATCTCTTCTAGAAAAGAGTTTTCAGTAAATACACAAACGTTACTTGATTCGTCAAAAGATTATAAAGTAGAGAACCAAATACTTTATACAAACTCGACGAAGTATTCTTATTTGAATAAGTATTTCACAAATGTTCAGAATATTTACTCCAAGTTTAATGATGATCTTCTTGTTTCATCCAATTCAATTCCATCATACAGAAATGTTTTAATAAATCCATATAATAGATCTCTGAAATTTAGTGGCACTGCGACTAATAATACTATTCAACTGTTGAACAATGGTGATCATGGTTTTTACACTGGTGACGCTATCTACTACACTCCGGGTAAATCTATCACTACAACCTCAGATAGTGATGGAAATACAATTACAACATCAGTTCTATCATCATTCAATGATGTTGTCGAAGGTGTATTCTATGTCAAGAGAGTTGATAGTCTTAATATCAAACTTTCAAAAAGTAGATCAAATCTTTTTAGTGACATCTTTGTTGCATTAAGTGGTACAGTATCAGATGTTAAATTTGAATACTTTAACTTCTACAATAAAACATTTGAGCCACAATCAATCTATAGAGAAATACTACCACCTATAAACAAGAGTGGTGAATATAAGACTGTTTCAGGATACACAGGTATCCTGAATAATGGTGTAGAGATTCTAAACTATAAATCTCCTAACAAACTGAATTATGGTAATATAACCAAATTTGAAATCGTAAATAATGGAAGGGGTTATGATATTATCAATCCTCCTATCGTAAGAATTAATGATAATGTAGGAACTGGTGCAACTGGTACTGTCAATGTCAAAGGACAGTTAGAGAGAATTGATATTCTCGATAGTGGTTTTGATTATCAAGACAGACCCTTTGTCTCTATATCTGGTGGTAATGGTATTAATGCATCCGCAGAAGTTAGACTTTCGTCTGTAACTCATAGTGTATCATTTAATGCGGAAAAGTCATCTGCACAGGTAAGTTTAGGTTCTAGTACCATTGGGTTTTCCACATATCACAAGTTTAGAGACAGTGAGGAGGTAATCTACCTAACAGATGGTCAGACGGCCGTTGAGGGTCTTTCTACTGCCGCCTCATACTACGTTGGAGTTGAAGATAGTAAGACAATTAAACTCTACGAAAATTTAAATGACTCTATTGTTGGTATCAATACTATTGGTTTAACTTTATTTGGTAACGGTGTTCATAGATTTAGGTCTTCTACTTTAAAAAGTATTGTCACATCCATAGTTGTAACGAATCCTGGTACTGGATACGAAAATAAAGAGAGAAATATTGTTGGTGTTAATACTGCAGTAAATGAGTTTACTATTGAGAATCATGGTTACTCTGAAAAAGAAATTGTAAGATACACTGCAGGCTCTTCACCAATTGAAGGTCTTGTAGAATCCAAAGATTATTATGTTGTAAGACTCAGTGACGATAAGTTTTCACTTGTAGAAGTTGGAACTGGAAACACCACTGCCGATTACTACTATGATAGAAATGTTGAAGTTGAACTCAGATCAGTTGGTTCGGGATCTTTCAACTATCAACCAATCATTGTTAGTGTCAATGGTGTAACTGGTGTTTCTACCAGATCTGATCAGGACTTTTCATGTCAGGTTCAACCAGTATTCAGAGGAAGTGTCGAATCTATTGATGTGACTAGTGGTGGTGTCGGATATGGTTCATCTGATATTATTAACTTCGATAGAAAACCAGTAGTAACACTTTTTAGTGGTTCTGGCGCAATTCTGATCCCTGTTGTTAACAATGGTCAGATCGTAGATGTTTTGGTTAATAATTCTGGAAGTGGATACAACTCTCCTCCCGATCTTGAACTTCAATCATCAACTGGTAAGAATGCAGTTCTTACTCCAGTCCTCAAGAACGGTACAATTGATTCTGTCAAAATTATCAAAGCTGGTGCAGGCTATGTTCCCGATAAAACATCCATTAAGGTAACTACTACCGGTAATGAAGTTGTGGTTGATCCAACGATTAACCAGTGGAATATCAACCTATTCGAAAGAAATCTCAATACCATTGGTGATGATGATGGTTTTCTTGATAACAATAATAATGATGACGAATTACAATACTCTTATTTGTATGCACCACGTCCGTTAAGGCAGAATACTTTTGCCATTACTGGAACTGATGAAGATAATAACAACTATGGTGTTTCAGATCTCACTCTAGCAAATGGTACTGAGGTTTCAAGTACATTCCACTCACCAATTATTGGTTGGGCATATGATGGTAATCCAATTTATGGTCCATATGGTTTCACTGAAGCTTCAGGTTCAGGTTTTGTAAGGGAGATGAAGTCTGGATATGAATTAAAATCTAACACTATAAACAGACCAGCTGCCTCTCAGTATTCTTTAGGTTTCTTCGTTGAAGATTACGTCTACACTGGAGTTGGGGATCTTGATGAACATAACGGCAGATTTTGTGTAACACCAGATTATCCAAACGGTGTCTACGCATACTTTGCAACTATTAATGAAATCAATGATTCTATTGGACCTTTCCAAGGATTCAGAAGACCACAGTTCCCTTATCTGATTGGTGATTCATATCATTCAGTCCCGAATAACTTTAATTTCAGATCATCTTCCAACCAAACTGAATATGATATTGAAAGTGGTCGTTGGTTGAGAAACACATATTATTACAACCTCGATAATGAAGAAACCGGATATAATTATATCTTCAACTCCAATACTGTCAACAAACAAGTTATAGAGGTAACCTCAGCATCTCTAGGCGTTGTAGAAAGTGTAGGTATATTGACTGGTGGTTCTAACTACAAGATAAACGATTCTATAGTATTTGATAATTCAAATAGTGGTGGTAATGGTGCTCAAGCAAGAGTCGCATCACTTGACGGTAAGGCAATTGATACTGTGAGTATTGCATCAACGATATTTTATGATATTGAATTTGTGCCCTTTAATGATGGATCCTTCATTGGTTTCTCGACACAGATTCACTCATTCAACAATAATGATGTTGTCAACGTAAGTGGTCTTTCATCTTACTTTGGAGGATTTGATAATGCTTATCGTGTAGGTGTTAGAACTGATAATTTTGTATTAACTCTTGGTATTTCTACTGCAAATACTAATGATGTTGGATACCTGTATGTTAATGGTCTTCTTGAGTTCCCATATATTAGGCCAGATGATATCTTTGAAGTTGATAACGAGAAAGTAAAAGTTCTAAACATTGACAAGAAGACAGGAAGAATCAGAGTTCAAAGAGCTGTAGAAGGATCTAATGGTGCTCCACATACAAACTCTTCTATCCTCTTTGAGAATCCTAAAAAGTTCAGTATCAATGTTGGGGCATTAAAAACTACTAGAGTATTCAACATTAACAATATTCTCTACTTTGATCCTGTGGAGTCTGTTGGTCTTGGAACTGTATTAGGAACAGGTATTGGTAATACCATTACATTCTCAAATCCAGGTGTTGGTCTGACTCAGGTATTTGTTCAACCACAAAGTATCTACTATCCTGATCATAATTTGAGACTGAATGATTCAATTTTTTACTCTACAAACAGCGGATCATCTGTTCAAGTTTGGAATGGAACTTCTGCAGGCTATGTAAATCTCACGTCATATCAAAATCTTTATGCAGTCCCACTTTCTAAGGATAATATCGGTATTAGTTCCAATAAGGTAGGACTTGGTTCTACTGGAACATATGTTGGTGTAAACACTTCAACATCACTTCTTTACTTTACAAGTGTTGGTACTGGTAACACTCACAAATTTACTACAAATCTCAACAAGGTAGTTACTGCAGAGGTTTCCAAAAATACTGTAACAGTATCAACTTCTTCCACTCATGGGTTGGTAAGAGGAGATTTAGTTAATATTAAAATTAAACCAAATTTAGAAAATACAGTAATTGTCAAGTATGATGATTATAATAGAAGAATTGTATTTGATCCAAGATCATTTACTGCTGGTAATGTTGACATTGTAAGAAACTCTATTACTTTCTCCGATGAGTTCTTTAAACTTGGAGACAAAGTTATTCATACTTCATCATCACCTTCTGGTGGTCTTGAAGATAATACGATCTATTACATAGTTCCTTTCAACGACACTAGGGTAAGATTAGTAAGAGAAAAATATGAGGTCAACTTAGAGAATCCAAACTTTATTGACATTACTAGTGCCTCTACCGGAACACTCTCCAAGATTAATCCACAGGTTCAAATCAAGAAAAATAATACACTTACGTTCGATCTTTCTGATAGTTCATTATCATTTATTAGTGGTGGAACCAAATACTCTGCCTTTGATATGAATCTATTCTCTGATAGAGAGTATTCAAACATCTTCTTTACTACAGGCAAAACAAGTAGTTTCGAAGTTGTCAAGAGTGGGAAACCTGGTATTGACGCAACGGCAACTCTCAAGTTAAATGTTCGTGATTCTGTCCCAACACAACTATACTACAAGTTTGATGTAAACTTCTTGAATATTGTTCCATCAATCAAATCAGATCTGGTTATCGATGATGATGTGAGTTCATATAACGGTATTGAAGTTGTTAAGTCACTGTATGATGGTAATTATAATATTGTTGGTGTAGGAACAACCACATTTCAATATAGTATTAAGGATGTACCAGATGTTTCTTTATACAATTCTTCGAATTCGATTTGTAAGTATACAACAAATTCTAGAAACGCATTTGGTCCTATTGCAAAAATTGATATCAGTGATGGTGGTGCCGGGTATAAAGAGTTACCTGGTATTACTTCAATAAGAAGTGGTATTGGTAGTAATGCAATAATCACATTAACCAGTGAAAGTATTGGTGAAGTTCTTTCTACAAAATTTGAGGATATTGGATTTAATTATCCCAGTGATCAAACACTTAAAGTTGTTACAAATGTTCCAGAGATTCTGGAAGTAGAAGCACTACAGTCATTTGACAATATCGGTGTCACTTCTTCCGGTAAAAACTATCTGGTAAATCCAGAATTAGTTATTCTTGATGGATTTACTGGTGAAGTTGTTGAGGATGTAGATATCAGATATACTCTTGGTGATACTGAAGTCGAGATTCTTAAAAATACTAATGGTCTTTATAGCAACATTCCAACGATCATCCCAATCAAAAACTCTAACGGTGTAGGTATTTCTTCAGTTGTCTATACAGAAGCTACTAAAAATGTCAGAGTATTTTTGAGTGCTCAGTTTAGTGAACCACAAAACTTTAGATATAGAACTGGAGAAAAGGTCCTGATCGAAGGTATCTCCGGTGCTGTCGGTTCTGTAGATAGAGGGTACAATTCCGAAAACTACAACTATGCATTGTTTGAAGTAACTGGATTTGATTCTCAAATTGGTGGTTCTGGCACATACTTCGACTACAATCTTAATGGATACCTAGGATCTGGTGAGAGCCCAGGTATAATGGATCCTACAAGATCTGCAGCTAGAGCAATTCCTGAAAGTGACTTCCCAGTATTTGACATCACATTAAAACCAAATCAATTCAATATTAATGAAGTTGTAACTTCTGGCAGTAAGAAAGGTATTGTTGAAAGATGGAACCCCACTAACAGAAGGTTGGTTGTATCCACTCCTAGTGAATTTGAAATTGATTCTAAAATTATTGGAGAATCTTCTGGAACAGAAGTCATTGTTCAGAACAAATTAAACTTCAATTCAACTGTTTCGACAGGTGCAGGAACGACATTTGTTAGTGGTTGGAAAACAAACTCTGGATTCTTGAATGATAGTCTTCAGAGAATTCCGAATAATGAATATTATCAGAATCTTTCATATTCACTTAAATCCCATGTAGCTCTTGATAAGTGGGATGATGCTGTCAGTAGTCTTGGTCACGTTGCAGGTCTTGCAAAGTTTGCAGATCTAAGAGTAGAATCTACAGAACAAACCCCGGGAGGTATTATTGTATCTCCTGCACAATCTGATGTTGAAGTTGTCATTGATGTCATTAGTGAGTCAAGTATTCATTGTTGGCAAGATTTTGATAACGTATCAGAAAATTCACTTTATATTGACAGTAAACTCATTTCTGATCAAATTATTTTTGATAATAAAATTCTTATAGATTATAATGAATCTATTGGTAATAGGGCTCTGAGTATTGATGATTTTAGTGATACTTTCAACAGTGTTACAAGATCTGAGAAGTACTCTGACGTAGTAGATTATCCTAAAAATTATACTTATAATAAAATTCTCGTATATTGTAGAGATCAGGTTCTGACTAACAAGAGACAAGTTCAATTTGTATCTGTTCTTCACAACAATAGTACTAATGCTAATACTACATCGTATATTTCAGAATATGCCAACCTTGATTCTGAAAATGATCTGGGTTCATTTGACTTTCTTATGAGTGGTCAGGATCAGTCTGATCCTAACCAGGATCAGTGGTCACTAAGATTCTATCCAGTCAAGTTTGCATATAATTCTTACGATATCAATACATTATCATTTAATATACTTAATAATATTAGTGGTATAGGTACAACTTCATTCGGTGATATTGTTCAAGTTGATAGTAGTAATGTCAATGTTTCTGTTAGTACAACTACAACAATTGCTTCAATTCCAAATACTTACAGATCCGCTAAGTTACTTGTACAAATTAATGACCCCAGTGATAACTACTCTGTAGATGAACTGAATCTAGTTCACGATGGAACTGATGTATATTTCTTGGAGTACGGTAACATTTCTACCAATATAACTGGATTTGGTACTTTCAATGTTTATGTTGATGGAAGTAATATTGATGTTGATCTAATCCCAAGTGTTGGGGTTGGACTTACCGTCAATACGTCTATTATTGCCACCTCTGACAATACTGGTGTTGCGGGAACAGTTTATCTCAACAGTGCAAAACTAGATTCCAAATTTACTTCAATTCCTTCGGACCTCAATCCAGGTGCAAATACAATTGCTAGTTATTCTGGAGCAGTAGAAGCTGGTTATCATATTGTTACTGTTGAAGATACTACTAATAACGAATATGAATCATTCGAAGTTGTCACACTTCAATCTGTTACTACTCCATCTGAGTTTGTTGAATATGCAAACGTTAGAAGTGGTGGCTCTCTAGGTCAAGTTGGTATTGATACGAGTGGTGATAAACTTAATCTCGTGTATACACCTAATCCAAGTATCAATGTTCAGGTAAGAGTATTCACTATTGGAATGGAACCTGCTACTGATAATGATAGACCAGATCTTATCAATTTGAATAATTTGCGTATTAAGGGTGATGAAGGAACTTACATAGGAACTTTGCTTGATCTTGTAACAGCATTTGATCTGAAGCATAAGGGTGATCGAATCTTTTCACGAACATTTGATGGTAGTGATCCTGGGATTGTTTCAACAACAAATAATAGTATAACCATTCCAAATCACTTCTTTGTAACTGGTGAGGAAGTTGTTTATAATTCTCCTGGTGCCGGCACGACTGCAGCAATTGGTATTGCTGCAACAATAGTTCCTGGTATTGGTCTTACTGATAAATTACCAACATCTTTATATGTTGTTAGTCCAAATAATAAAGATCTTAAGTTTGCTACTACTAGTGAAAACGCTTTGAAATCTCAACCAGTTATTCTCAGTATCGGATCTACTGGTATTGGTGTAGGACATACTATTACATCAACAAAACAGAATCAGAAGGTTCTCCTTGCAGTTGATAATATTATCCAATCACCGATTGTTTCTTTTGGTATTACAACAACTCTCGCACAGGATGTTGTATTCCAAGAGGACATCTTACTGACAGGTATCACTTCAATCTTTACTGGTGATGAACTTCGTATTGGTGATGAGATTGTTACTGTCAGATCTGTTGGAGTTGGCAATACAACATCAATCAATGTTCTTAGAGGAAGATTGGGAACCTTAAGAAAATCACACTCTACTGGTGATCTGGTCGAAAAACTAAGTGGTGAGTATAATATTATTGGAAACACTCTGAACTTTGCATCTGCACCTAAAGGTCCAGAACCAGTTGGTGTCACTACAGCCGAAAATCCTGACGAAGTTGATTGGGAAGGTATTACCGGTAGATCATCTTTCCAAGGAAGATCGTTCATGAGATCTGGTGTTCCTGATACGATCAATGAGACATACAATGAGAATTATATCTTTGATAATATTTCTAATAATTTCACTGGTATTAGAAGTGAATTTAGTGTGAAGGTTGATGGTTCTGATGTTGCAATAGAAAATTCATTTGTTGTTATTAACGGTATCTTGCAACAACCTACGGGTATTCAAGTACCTTCACTTCAAGTTGGTGACTATAGAATGATTGAGAGTGGTGGTACTACCAATATCATATTCACTGGTAACGATGGACTACCAACTGGTTACGATCCAAACAATGGTGATTATCCAATCGGTGGTTTGATGGTTTCTGTTGGTTCTTCCAACGGATTTGGTTATCAACCCCTTGTATCTGCTGGTGGAACCGTAACTGTTTCTGCTGCTGGAACAATTACTAATGTCAGTATTGCTAATTCTGGTTCTGGTTACAGATCTGGTATTCAGACTGTTGTTAATGTTGGTGTTCAGACTTATAGTTCAGGTATTCCTAACATTGAATTTATTGGAACTGCCGCGGTCAGTGGTGGTCATATTGTAAGTGTTGCCATTACAAATCCAGGTATTGGATATACTGGAACAAATCTTCCAGACTTGGTATTTGATGATCCACTGAGTTATGACAATATCCCTCTGAGTTATTCATCAGGTTATGTTGGTTCTGGTCAGGGTGCAACAGTTGATATTTTAGTCGGACAAGGTTCTAGTATTATTGGTTTCACACTTAGAAATTTTGGATTTGGTTATGGTAACGGTGAAAGACTTACAATTGAATCTGGTGGAACTACTGGTATTCCCACTGATCCAAGTGTAACATTTGAAAACTTCCAACTTTTGATCGATGAAGTTTATAGTGATAAGTTCAACTCTTGGTCTGTTGGTGAGATAGAAGTTCTTGATAGTTTTGATAATGAATTTGATGGTCAAAAGAATAACTTCCAAATAAAACGTGATGGAGACCCATTCACAATTGTTGCCGCAAAAGGTTCTCTTGTTGATGTTGAACAAACTTTGATTGTCTTCATCAACGATGTATTGCAAGTTCCTGGAACTGGATATACCTTCGATGGTGGTAGTATTATTCGATTTACTGAGAAACCTAAGACGGGTGATACATCTAAGATTCTGTTTTACAAAGGAACTACTGATATCGATGTTGAATTCGTTGACATTTTGGAAACTGTCAAAGTCGGTGATAGTCTTGACATTGACAATAACCCTGAACTTGATCAGGGTATTAGTCTTGATGAGGACCCAAGAGTAGTTACTAATATTACCACTATTGATACTGTATTCACTAATCCCTATGGTGGACCTGGTATTACAACCGATGCAGATCTCCTGAGACCTGTTACCTGGTGCAAACAACTTACCGATAAGATTATTGATGGTGAGGTTGTTGGTAAGGATAGAACTCATTATGAACCTCTGATCTACCCCTCATCCTACTTGATTCAACCTGTAGGTTTTGCATCAACTGTTGCATACGTTGATTCAGTAAGACCTCTTTATGGTGCAGAAAACGAAACGTCTGGAAGATCCTTCCAGAATAACATCACTATCGTGTCTCAGAATACACTGGTTTCTGCTTCTGCTGCAGCGATTGTTTCTTCCGCAGGAACAATTACTTCTGTCAACATTACTAATCCTGGAATTGGTTATACATTTGTACCACAGATCACCATTTCTACACCTATAGGAATTGGATTGACACAGAGGGCATCTGTAACTGCAACCATTAATGGTGGATCAGTCAATACAATAACAGTTGTAAACCCTGGAACAGGTTATACATCTTCCAACCCACCAACTGTTCTTATTGAAACACCAGAAGTTACTAATGAATCAATTCCTATTGATTCTTATATTGGAGATTATGGAACTATTGTTGGTTTCAATACTACAAAGGTTGGTTCACAAAACAAATACATATTTGACCTCTTTATTCCAGAAGATTCATTTATGAGGGATGGATATTTGATTGGAACTGGAATTACAGTCAGTACAATTGATGTTGGTGACTATTTAACTATATTTGATACTAATATTGACGTTGGTGGATCATTTAATACACAGGACACCACGTCCAATGTTGTTGGAACTGCCATTACTTACTCTGACGCAGTCTATCAGGTTGCGGCAGTTTCGACAGAGATGATTACCGTTGCTGGTTATGGTGTTACAGCTGTCAGAAGAATTGCAACAAATGTTGGTCCTATTGGTAATATCAGTTACGGATCAACTGTTACAGGACAATACAGTTGGGGCAAAATTCTTTTTGACGTTGATAAGAGAGTGGGAATTAGAACATTTACTGCATATACACTGAATGGATATGCTGGAATATCAACTTCTGGTCTTGTTACTAGAACTGTTCCCCTAAAATCAGACAGATATGTCTAAATAATCGTATAATGGATTCGAGTGACATTATATCAGTTAAGGGTTGACCTACTGTTGAAAGAAACAGATCACATTTAACTAACTAAATAACAAAAAGTCCTAACAAAATGGCAGCAATAATTACTGATCAACTTAGAATATTGAATGCTAAGAATTTTGTTGCCGGCATCCAGTCCAGCTCAAATTCTTATTATACATTCATTGGTATTCCTAATGCACCGGACTATCAATCGAACTGGGATTCCAATCCTCCCACTCCGATTGATAGTTTTGAAACCTATAGTAACACATGGGATTCAATGCTTGCGTTGAAAAAAATAAATGCAAGTGATGTAAGTCAAGTTATTAGGAAAGTAACTTGGACATCGGGTACTACCTATGACATGTACCGTCATGATATTAGTAGAAATAATCCTTCACAACCTTCGGGTTCGTTTGACTTATATTCTGCAAACTACTATGTGATGAATAGTGATTATAGAGTTTATGTTTGTCTCTATAATGGTGCTGACCCTGAAAACAACTTTGTTGGTAGTCCTTCTCTAGACGAACCAACATTCACTGATCTAGAACCAAGAGAGGCGGGTAGTAGTGGTGATGGGTACATTTGGAAATATCTTTATACCATCAGTCCAAGTCAGGCAATTAAGTTTGATTCGACTAACTATATTCCTGTTCCTAATGATTGGTATACAAACACTAAAGATTCTCCGATAAGAGATAATGCTGCAAACAGTGGTCAATTAAAGGTCGTCACAATCAGAAACCGTGGTGTTGGTATTGGTACTGCCAATAGAACATATACTAGAGTCCCTATTAAGGGCGATGGTAATGGTGCAGAAGCAACCATTGTTATCAACAATGACTCTAAAGTGGAAAGTATCAATATCTCTAAAGGAGGTTCTGGATATACCTTTGGTTCTGTTGATTGGGAAACTGGTGGAGTTCCTACTGGTACAACTTTACCAATTTTCAATGTAATTATCCCACCACAAGGTGGTCATGGTGCTGATATCTATAGAGAACTAGGTGCATATAACGTTCTGACATATTCTAGATTTGAAAATGATACTGAAAATCCAGATTTTATCACTGGTAACCAGTTTGCGTC